ACCGGCGCCGGCGCCAGCTCCTCACCGCGCGCCATCCGCCGGCGCTGCTCCAGGTACATGTCGCAGAACCGCTTTAAGCCCAGCTTGCGCTCGAGGTTCTGCAGCGCCAGGTAACCGCAGGCCACCGCCGCGTGGTACAGCGACGGGTGCGGCCAGCGCGCCATGCCAGCCTGGGCCGGATGCGTGTTGCGCATGGCGATCTTGTAGGCCTTCTCCTCGCTCGGCAGGCCAAACGCCTCGGGCACCAGGCACCAGCTCACGAACTCGCCCGGCGTCGGCGGCCACGGTCGGCGATCACGCCCTGCCGTGCGCATGCCATGGTCGATCAGCCCCTGGTGCAGCACGCCAGAGCGGATGCACTCGGCCAGGAACTCGTCCTGCCAGGCGAACTCCTCCGCCTCGCTCGGCCATACCTGGCGCCAGCCGGTGTAAACGCCCTTCAAGCGCTGCATCAGCTCAGCCAGCGCCGCCTGCGTGGCGTCATCGATCACCACCTGCTGGGGGTTATGGGCTTGGGTGGGAGCTTGGGGTTTCAGGCCGGCGGCCACCTCGCCAGCGTTGCGGGGCGCGCTCATACCGTCACCACACGTGGCTTGGCCTGGCGAGCGGCTGCAATGGGCGCCACCTTGCTCGCCGCACCGCGTGCCGCATCCTGCTTCGCCCAGGTCACCAGCTTGGCGTGCCACTCGGCCGAGGTGAACGCCAGCGCCTTGGCTTCATGGTGAACACGGAATGCGCCGAGCGCTTCCATGCACGCCTCAACACTCACCCCAGCAGCGAACGAAACCGCTCGCAGTCGGGCGGCGTCCGGAGTCCAGTTCAGGTCAAGTGCGAACGGCGTGCGCGCGTCACTCGGTTCACTGGTGGATCCTTGATGGTTAAGTGACGGATTGGGTGCAACCCTTGCACCCCGTGCTGTCGTAGATTGCACCCCGTGCTGTTGTGGTTTGCACCCCGTGCTGTCGCCATTTGCACCCCGTACATTTTCACGGGGTGCATCAGTTGCAGGCCGCTCCGCGCGAGGTGCATCAGCTGCACCCCGCTCCATGGCCAGGTCATACACCACCGGGCGGCGGTCGCCGCGGTCGATATACGCTGCAGCAATCGCCTGATTGCCCGGGCGAATCGCCCCCAGCTCCTGAAGCTGCTCCAGCTTGTAGCGCACCGTGCGCACAGCCAGCCCTGTGTCATCGGCCAGGCTGGCAGCCGAGGGGAAAGCCCCGCGCCCATCCTTGTCCGCATAGTTGGCCAGGCACAGCAGCACATGCCGCGCCGACGCGTCAGAAACCACCGTCTGGGCCAGCGCCCAGGACATCGCTTGAACGCTCATTGCTGCACCGTCGATTGATTGCGCGCCACGTTTTCACCACTCGCAAAACGTGGCGCGGCGTTGAGTTTCTGCGCCAGCAAGGCGAGGCCCTTGGCCGTCACCCGCACGGAGCTGGCCAGGCGGTCACCGCCCTCGTCGTCCTTCCCGATGACAGACACCTTGTGATCGAGCAACCCGGCCGCCAGGCGCGGCTGATACGCCAGCAGGCGCATGCTCCCCTCGCGGCGGTAGAGCCAGCGGTTCTCACGCATCCACTCGATCAAGCGGCATCGCTTCACGCCCAGGTGCTTGGCGGCATCGGTGAGGCACATCGAACCGGCGGCCTCGGCGATCCGCGCCAACGCCTCCACCTTCGGCGCCTGCTCGCTCACCACCACCTGCAACTGGTTGTTCTGCTCGGCCAGGTCTGCGGCCAGGCGCAGAGCCTCAGGGAGGCTACGAGGGATTGCCGGCAGAGCTGCGCGCTGTTCCAGTTCCATCCAGCGGTCGATCACCGCGGCCAGCAGCTGGTCGTTCAGCTTGGCGGCGATCACCATGCTGTTGCGCTTATCGAAGTGCATCACCAGGCGCGGCCGGCCGCCGAGGGGGTTATGGGAAGATTCCTCCCGAAACTCCAGCAGCCCGCGCGCAGCCAGGGAGTTGGCCTTCTTGCGAAACTCGTTGTGCTCGATCTGCAGCAGCTCGGCCAGCTGTTCGCTGGTCATCGTGAGCGCCTTGTCGCACTGCATCAGTTGATTCATACTTCGGTCACCTCTCAAGGTGTTGTTGAAGAAGCCGGGCCGCAATCCCGGCTTTTTTGTGCCCGGCTACCTGACAATGGGTTGCCGCTTTGCCCCGAATCAGCGCATGCGCGGAAAAATCAGCTCACCACCCGCAGCGCTTGCGCCTTGCCCGCCGCCGCCAGCACGTTCTCCGCAGCGCGGCGCAACTCGCAGGAGCGACTCTCCACCGCCAGCAGGGCCTCGACCATGCGCGGCAGGTCCGGCAGGTCGTGCTCGCAAATGCGACCGTCCGCCAGCACCACGCCCGTCGCCTCCACGGCAGCACCCAAGCGGGTCACCAGTTGCCCGAACGCCGTCATGGGGCAACCCTCCACGCCCAGATCCCGCGCGCCGATCAGCCCGTGCCGTGCCGCCAGCTCATTCACGCAGGCCTCGCGCCACTCGGGCGCCAGCGCCAGCACCCAGCCCTCCTCGACCCACGACGGCAGGTCGACATCACCGGCAAGCCAACGCTGCACCCGCTTCAGCCAGGAAGCCGTTGCCTTGATGAACGGATCAGCCGCGCCAAGCTCGGCCAGCGCCGCGAAGTTCGGCACCCCTTCGGCCTCAGCCTTCACCGGCGCCAGCTCATGCAGCTCAGCCGCCAAGGCCTGGGCGAAGTCAGCAGTGCTCAGGGAAGTGCGCGCGATCATCCCGGCGGCATGCGCCACCAGCACCTGGTCACGGGTTGCGGCGTGTCCTGCTTTGGACGTGGTCATGTTCTGCTCTGCCTCTTATCGTGGTGGCCATGGGGTAGCCACTGGGGAGCGGCTCAGGCCGCCTCGGTCTTGCTTTGTTGCGACGGGAGCGGACGCACCTCATCCGCAGTGAAGGTGCCGTCGTCGTGCTCGGTTACGTAAACAGCGCGCCAGATTTTGCGGGCAGCGCCTGGGTGGCGCCGGCCGCTCGCGGGCGCGCGTTCTCACGCAGCCAGGTCACGTCGAAATGCTCGCCGCGCTCAGCGGCGGCATTGGCCAGCAACTGGGCGTAGTCGGTTTCGCCGGTGTAGTCGGTGCGGGGGAGTGACTCGTTGGAGAGCCACTTGTAGACAGCCCTAGCGCTTACGCCGCAGACCTTGGCAGCGCTTGCCGGGCCGCCGGCTTTGTCGATAGCGGTCTTGAGGGTGCTCATAGCGTCTCCGCCTCATTTGGTACTTTGGGTTCATATTATGTCGGTACTGATTGTTCACGCAAGCTCGCGCGATAGTGAACCCATGGTTCATATCGAAGCTCTTAGAAAAGATTTCACTGGCCGCCTCAAAGACGCGCTTGCCGAAAACGGCGTCGCCATGTGGGGAGCAGGCGTTCGCTTGGCAAAAATCGCCGGCGTGACGCCGAAGGCCACGAATAAGTGGCTCAACGGCGAGTCGATGCCGAGTCGCGCAAAGATGCTGGCCATTGCCGAATGGCTTGGCGTCAGCGTGGAGTGGCTTGAATATGGAGAGGGCCCGAAGAAACCAGGCTACTCGAAGCAGCAACCCGATAATGTTCAGGTGTCCGAGACTCTCGATGCGCTCTATGCCCTGCGCGGCAAGGTAACCCCTCGCTCCCGCAAGGCGCTCGACAGCATCGAGAAGGCGGCCAACGAAGGCCGCCTGGCCGAGGACGACGTACTGCTACTGGAAAGGATCGCCAAGCGCTTTGAAAGCACACACCCACAAGATTGAGCCGGTACTCGAGGCTGACGTCGTCACCTTCCTGGGGCGCGAATCAGAAGGCCGCGACAGCGAAACCTTCAAGGTCGAACTGCTGGACCAGAACAACCGAACCGAAACGGGCTATGTCAAGCTCACCGCAGACCCCCGCAAGGTCATCGCCGAACTCGCGGCTTCCCAGGTTGGGCGCGCGCTGGGCTTGATGATCCCGCGGCCGTACATGGCCGTGGCCAACACCGCCGAGATTCCCGCCGAGTTCCAGTCAGCCTTCGCCAACACCGGCACCATGGTCTGCTTTGCCAGCCGACAGGCGGGGCATCTTAGCTACTCCCTCGAGCGCGCCTTCCAGCGCCAGCCAGACGACACCCACGTGGCGATCGCCAAGCACTTCGACATCGACAGCGCCATCGCCTTCGACGAGCTGATCGCCAACACCGACCGCAACCTCGGCAACATCATCTACTCGCCGGACAGCAAGCAGGTGTGGCTCATCGACCACGGCCGCGCGCTCACTGGGGAGTACTGGGCAACCTGGGGGCTAGATGACCCTGGTGTCTATCTGCGCAACGAGTTGGCGGACGCGCGAAGTCATGCCTGGGATGAAGGTCGACGGCGCAAGGCGCTCGCGAGGGCGCAGGCACTTGTGACGAGCTGCGCAGAACTTTGCATGGATGACCTCGACAAGGAAGGGCACTATGCCAAGATTGACAGCACCACGGATCGTCGGCAGATTGCCGCCTTTCTGAAAGACCGCATCCAGCACATGGTGCCCCTCCTATGCCAACGTCTACAGATCGCCCAGTTGCCCCTCGGGCACCAGCCCTAAACGGCCCGACGACCTACGACGCGGCCGCCGCCCTGCTCAAGGATAGACCGGCGCGGCAGCTGATTGGCGCGCGCTGGATGCCGGTGTACCTCGAGCCCATCACCCATTCCGGCGAGCGCATCACCGTGGCCGTGGCCATCGTGACGGACGAGGAAGCACCACGGGTGGTAAATACCCTCAACGCCCAAGCGCTACGAGATGTGTTCGGCCGCTACGGCGATCACCTCATGGCGCTGGCTGACACCATCACCGCCGAGCTGCAGGCCTGGCTGGCAACAGGTGGCAGCCTGGACGGTTGGCACCCTACCCTGGCCGGCGTTTACGCGGGGCGCACCACGGCCACGCGCAACATCAGCATCGACGCCATCATCCGCTCGGCCAAGATGAACACCTCGCTGTTCAGCGCCAAGCGCAACGAGCGCGCACAAGATGGCGACAGCAACCCACACTTGAACAAGTTCCAGGCCGAGATCAAGCGCATCGTCACCGCCTCGCGCTCTGGCCTGAAGGAGCGCTTCAACCGCCCCATGGAGCTGTACGGTCGGCGCGGCAAAGCCAGCATCAGCTACGTCGGCACCAACCTGGCGATCAACCTCAGCACGCTGGACCCTACCGCCAACGCCACCTACCAGGTGGCCACCGCGCAACGCAAGATCACCCACCTGCTGCGCCTGCGGGATGTCGAAATCGCGCACGCGCACGATGAGCTGCTGCTGGGAATCTTCGTTCCAACCCGCGAACTCACCGTGGCTCAAGAGGGCAACCTGGACGCCTACACCACCGAGCTGGAGTACGCCGCCAAGAAGGCCGCCGTTGGCTTCGAGGTGGTCTATGGATCCGAGGGGCTCAACGAGTCAGCCATGCCCTTCGCCCGGCGCATCCTGGCCGACGCCTAATTCTTGTAGCCACCATCCACCTGCCACACGCAGTTGTCCACGAGATACACGTAGGCAGTGCTCTGCGGCCAGTAGTAGACCCACTGCACCGGATCGCCGCCGTTCACTTTGTTCGGCTTGCCCCATGAGCGCGCCACGGCGCTGGCATCCATGCCGGGCTCGACGTGGTTGCCGACAATCATCGTCCTGAGTGTGGTGCTGCTGTAGCTCTTGCAATAGTCCCTGGCCGGCGGCGCAGCCGGCTGCATGGCTGGGCGCTCATCCTGCTGTTGTTGCCATTGTTTGCGCCGCTCGGCGGACACGCCGAACGAACCGCCGATGTTGCTCGGCTTGACCTCCAGCCGATTCTCATCGCTGGCCATCGCGCCGCCGCAGGGCGTGCTGGAGAACGAAATACGCCCATCGCTGCCCGCGCACTTGTAGATCGCAGCCTGGGCAGTAGGCGCCAGCAGCAGGCCGCTAATAACCACCAAACTGGCGCAGCGCATCGCCGTACCTCCTTTTGGTTTCTTCACTGCGCTTGTGAGCGCGCTCCAACTCCTTGAATGCCTCGCGGCCCTGCTGCGCCTTCCAGGCCATCTCGCGGCCAAGTGCCTGGCGGGTGGGGTCTGGCGAGGCCATCAGCTCGACAGCCTGGCGCTCGAGCTGTGGAATCTCGACGTAGTAGAAGCGCCTGGCCTCCTCCCAGTCGGCGGCGCGCTTGGCGTCCGCTGCCGACTGGCGCGGGGCGGAGGGCGCGGGCGATGGTGCTACCTCTATCCTGTGCCTCTCGCTCTCGGCGGCGCCGGCGCACGGCCTATCCGAAAACATCACCCGCCCGCCCTCGCCTGGGCACTTGTAAACCGCTGCCTGGCCAGCCATCGGCAGCGCCAGCAGCAATAGCATCCATCTCATAAGCACCTCCTTTCCCAGGGCTGAGGCTAATCCCAAACCTGCGGCCGCACAAATATGAACCAAAGGTACTTGACACAAAATGAACCTGCGGTACATTTCACCCATGCCGGCTCACAACCAGCCAGGCCGCAAGGCCACCGCTCTTTAACAACCAGCGCCATGAACAGCTAGCCGGGCGACCGGCGAGGCAGCCCCGGCCATCACCTGTGGGGCGACAGAAAGTCAGGTGAACAAACCGCTACGCCGCCCGGCGACCGGCGCACCGATCCGTAAGCGAACTGAGGCGCTGCAAGACGGTGCGAGGTGCTGACCGAACCGCGCGAATGACCCGGGCGGCGTAGCGAGCAACACCAGGTTTCACTGGCAGCCCTTCTCACGAGGGGCTGACAGGAAACCAACCAGGGCGCATCGGAATGTCGGCGGGGCTGAAAAAAGCGACTCACGAGGCAGCAGCTTGTGGCGAACCCCGGACGCCGCTGCCAGCAAAGTGTTCGAGCCGACATTCCCATTCGCCTTCGCAAGCCGCAATACCGTCCAATCTATCGAGGCTACACAAAATGACCGACCAAACCCTGCAACAACTGCTCGCCGAGCGCGTAAATGCCTATGCCGAGTCCGACCGCCCGCGTGAGCTGATCGACGCCGGCATCGACAAGATGTTCCAGTCCGTGGTCGACGACCTTTTTCGCTCCTACGGCGACTTCACCAAGGTGGTGAAGGAGGCAATTTCCGCCGCCATGCCGGGCAACGTCGGCGATGTTTTCGAGCTGACAAAGTACAACGCCCTGGTCGCCTCGCTTCTGCGACAACGCTGGGAACAGGCCGCTGTCGAGTCGCTGGTTCTGAAGACCGCCGATAAGGCGATCAGCGAGGTGCTCACCGGAGATGGCCTCATCACCGGCGAGGTGTCTTTGAAGGCGCTCCTGCAAGCGTTCGTTGATGAGAGGAAAGATGAAGCCCGCGAGAAAGGCTGGGAGCGGCCGGAAATCCGATTTGAGGAAGACGCCCGGTATAGCTCCACCCATCTGTCGATCTACTTCGACCCGGAGCCGGAGGATTCCTATCGCGCGAGCACCTTCAGCAGCCGTGATCGCCGCAGCGACTACAGCCTGAAGCACCGCATCCACGTCCGCCTGACTGGCGAGCAGCGCCCCGCAGCCAGCCAGTGGGACTCGGCAGTTTCAATCGGCGAAGTCTACTCGGCCCAGCTCGACGACAAGAAGGTCGATCTGAAGATGACCATACGCACCGAATGGGAGCGCATGCTCGCCTCGCTCTACTTCGGCAACGCCGTGCTCTTGGTCGACTGCGAAGCCGATGATTTCTCCTACGAGCTTTATGACTGACCACCCCAGCACCACCCGCTAAGCGTTGGGCGACCCCGGCGGCCGGGTGATGCCCGTGCCGCTTCGGAATGCCAGCGTGTTAGCGCCGACCCTATCCAGTCGGCAGATCGGGAGCTGCTAGGCCGCCTGGATCAAAGCGCGCGCGGGTGAATAAAGCGGTAGCCAGGGCGGCCGGTGAATGCCGGTGGCCTACGCAGGCGGTGGGCCTCGCCGCCGGCAACAAAGAGGCCGCCCCACACAACCACGGAGCAACCACCATGCAACTACCCGAGAACATCCACGCTGACATTCTTCCCGCCATCGGAGCCGAGCTGGCCGGCGGCAAGCTGGTCACCCTCTACATGCTGGCCGGCATCGAGTTCGCCCTGGTCGACCTTGGCGCAGGCGCTGAGATCGAAGGCGCCTGGGGCGAGTACGGCCAGGAGGTCGAAACCACCCACGGGGACGGAGAGAAGAACACCCACGCCATGGCTGAGGCAGGCAGCACCATTGCCATCAAGGCACTCGAATCCGGCGCCTACATCCCTTCTGCACTGGAGTGCCACCTGCTGATGCACGCCAAAGAAACCGGCGTAATCGAAGACCTGCGCGAGGATCGTTTCTACTGGTCGAGCACGCAGTTTTCCGCCTACTTCGCCTGACAACATGGACTTCGAGGATGGCTGGCAGTACGGCAGCGGCAAGAGCTACGAGCGCCCCGCGCGCCTCGTCCGCAAGATTCCCGTCATTCGCTGATTCATTCCTTCACTGATCCCCATCGGAGGGACTCTCATGCCCCAGGAAATCTCCCTGAGCGTTGGCGATTCGTCGCTGCGCACCAGCAGCCCTGCTCTTGCATTGCAGGTACTGCAGCACCTGTGCCCGAGCGTGGTGAAGGAGCTGCCTCTGTTCGTAGCCGCCACGCTCGAGACAATCACCGCCGAAGGCACCGTTGAGATCGGCAGCCGTATCGACGGGCACGTTGTTTTCGCGCGCCACTGGGTGGATGGCGTCGAGTACGCCCTGATCGATCTCGGCATAGCGGCTGAGATCGAGGGCGCTTGGGGCAATCGCGACCAGGAGGTCGATACCAACCACGGCGATGGTTTGGCCAACACCAAGGCCATGGCAGACGCCGGCAGCGCCCTGGCAAAGCAAGCCATCGAGGCAGGCGCCTACATCCCCTCTGCGGCTGAATGTCACCTGCTCATGTATGCAAAGCAGAAGGGGCTGGTAACCGACCTGCGCGAAGACATCCGCTATTGGACCAGTTCGCAGTTTTCCGCCTACAGCGCCTGCTACATGGCCTTCGAGGATGGCTGGCAGTACAGCAGCGACAAGCTCAACGAGCGCCCCGCGCGCCTCGTCCGCAGGATTCCCATCATCCGCTGATCCATTGATTCATTCCCTTCACCGCAGGTGATTCCGGGGCTGGTGCAGCCAGCCAGTCCAGAAGCATGCCGGGCAGCGCCGGCCGCCTGCACACCAACACAAGGAGGCCAGGATGGCCATGCACACGGAACTGCAGATCCACAAAGGCGCTGAGGAGCTTCTCGGCATTGTCCTGGGACTGGTGCGCAACATTCCGCGCGACCTCAAGCAAGTGGTCGGCAGCAAGCTTCGCGATGAGTGCCTGCAGGTCATGGTGCTTATCGGTCGCGCCAACATGGCACGCGACAAGCTCCCACACCTCAACCAGCTGCTCGAAAGCATCTGGATGATCAACTACCTGCTCCGCGCCCTCACCAATCAGGGCGTGATCGCCAAGGGGCAGCACGCCAAGACCATGCAGGCCACCGCCAGCATCGGCCGCCAGGCCAACGCCTGGAAGAAGAGCATCACCGCAACCGCGCCCGTTGCGTGAGGGTCACGGCCCTCATGCCTGTGCGCTGAATCTGGTCGTGCCGCTGGCCATTCGGCCACCGCCAAGCGCAGCAGAGATACCGCCGATCTAAAGCGTTCGGGCTGGTCTCGCGCAGTTACCTGGATGAGCAATCGCCTGGGCGACGTCGATAGCACGGCAGGTCGCAGTATTCCGCCAACAACGCCTACAACATGGACTTCGAGAATGGCTGGCAGAACAACAACGACAAGAACAACGAGCGCCCCGCGCGCCTCGTCCGCAGATCCAACGGTTGCACCCTTCACCTTCGAGCAGTTGGTGCAGGCCTACTACGACTGTCGCCGCAACAAGCGCAACACCAACAGCGCGCGGCAGTTCGAGCGGGCCATGGAAACCAACCTGCTCGACCTTCACGACGAGCTACTGGCGGGCACCTACAAGCCCGGCCGCTCGATATGCTTCGTGGTGACCCGGCCAAAGGCGCGGGAGGTGTGGGCCGCCGATTTCCGAGACCGCATTGTTCACCACCTGCTGTACAACCAGGTAGGCGCCAGCATCGAGGCGACATTCATCGCCGACAGCTGCGCCTGCATCCCTGGTCGCGGCACCTTGTACGCCGCGCAGCGGCTTGAGGCCAAGGTGCGCAGCGCAACGCAGAACTGGTCGAGATCCTGCCACTACCTGAAGGCGGACCTATCCAACTTCTTCGTGGCCATCGACAAGCGCGTGCTTGATCGCCAGCTGCGCCGGTCGATCAACGAGCCATGGTGGCGGCGCCTGGCGCTGCAGATCCTGTGGCACGACCCGCGCGAGGACGCCAGCATGCGATGCCCGGTTCACCTGCTGAATCGGGTTCCCCAGCACAAGCGCCTCACGGCGCAGCCAGCGCACCTCGGGCTGCCTATCGGCAACCTGTCGTCGCAGTTCTTCGCCAACGTCTACCTGAACGCCCTGGATCAGTTCGTCAAGCACGAGCTCAAGGCGCGCCATTACATCAGGTACGTGGACGACTTCGTGCTGTTGCACGAGTCGCCGCAACAGCTCAACACCTGGCTCGCAGAGATAGAAGCCTTTCTGCCAACGCTTGGCGCTCGCCTCAACCCAGCGAAAACGATCCTGCAGCCCGCTGCGCGCGGCATCGACTTCGTTGGCCAGGAGATCAAGCCCTGGCGGCGCGTCACGCGGCGCAAGACCGTAGCCGAAGCGGCCAGGCGAATCGCCGCAGCACCAGAAGGCGACCTACTGGCCACCGCCAATAGCTACTTCGGCCTCCTCGGCCAGGCCACTGCCAGCCGTCACGACCGCGCACAGCTCGCTCGGTTGCTGCTGCGGCGCGGCTACGCCGTCAATGCAGCACTTACCCAGACCTACCGTAAGCGAGGTGCCTCATGAACGCACTCACCAAAGCCCGCGAATCCATCGCGGAGCTGGTCGCCGCCCTGCGCCTGACCAGTCAGGCCCGCATGGCCGCAGAAGCCCGCAAGCGCCAGCCGGTACCGGCGCCGCGCGCCACCCACCTGGTGTGCAGCGGCAACGCCATGATTCGCGTGGTGGACGTCGACACCGGCAAGGTCCTCGGCTTCCGCCGCACCCTGCGCGAGGCGCGCTGGCTGGCCAGCGCCCTTGAGCGCGGCCTGCACCTGCAGCAGTGAGGCGCCAGCATGCTCCAGACCCCACACTATCGCTCGCACGCCGAGCAACAGGCCGCCCTGGGCTGCGCCGCAGAGCTGGACCCGATCAAGCATCCGCGCCGCTACGCCCTGCAGCAAGCGCGTGAGAAGTTCGTCCCGCCCAAGCGCCGGCCACAGCCGGCAAGCCTGGAGCGCACCCAGGAGCTGCTCGAGAAGGCGCGCACCGTCACCCACCTGCGCATCAACGATGCAGCCCGCACGCTCGGCGTGTGCCGCAGCGTCCTGACCCGCCTGCGCGATGACTACGGCCTGGAGTTCGCGCCAACCCGCGAGAACGCATCGGGCCGCCTGAAGCGCCTGGCCGGCGCCAACCCGACCATGCACGAGCTCGCCGCAGCTGCAGAGCTTTCGTACTCGCACACCTACAAGCTCTGCAAGGAGTACGGCATAGAACCCGGAGTGCCCTATGGCCAAGACACAGAAGGATCGTGACCAGGGCGTGGCCAAGCGCCGCAAGGATGCCGGCGAGGTCGAACTGCGCCACCGTGTCCGCCCGGGCATCCTCACCATCCTGGCCGAGCTGATGGACTGGGGCGAACACACCGAGCGCACCGAGTGCCTGCAAACGCTGCTGATCAACGTGCACGCCCTCGGCCGCGACCATGCCGCCGCCCTGCTCCAACCGCCGCGCCACGAAATCCAGCTATCGGAAAACGTGGCGCGCCAGCTCTACCAAGAAGGCGCCCGCGAAGCCGGGCGGCTCGATCGGCAAGAGCAGTAACTCAACCATTCAGAGACCGGCCGCAAGCGCGGCGCGGGTTCGTTCGCCCTGGAGAAGGCAATGACACGTGAAGAGGCATACGCAGAAATTGGCCGCATCGCCGAAGAGCATGCCCTGATCGCTCAAGCGTACGGAGGGGTGATCACCGTCGTTCATCCTGAAACCCAGCGTCAGCACGGCATTGAGGCGAACTGCCTCTACATGGCAGGCCAGGGCCCGCATCCAGCAGGGGATCAGCCGCCGAAAGTTGTCAGCAAGGAAGAACAAACCGACCTCTTCGCCCTGCTCGATGCCGAGCAGCAGGAAGGTGCGGAATGACGGGTATCGTCCTGCCAGATTCGCGCATCGTCGTGCAGTTCAGCTGCGGCGCCGCCTCGGCAGTGGCAGGCAAGCTGGCGTTGGCACAGTACGGCGCGACCCACGACGTTCAGTTCATCAATGCCTTCCTGGCAAATGAACACGTCGACAACCGCCGTTTCCTGGCTGACTGCCAGGTGTGGCTCGGTCGCAACATCACCGTACTGGCTGACGAGAAGTACGGCGCTGACATCATCCAAGTGTTCCGCCGCGAGCGCTACATGAAAGGCCCGCATGGCGCCCCCTGCACCAAGCTGCTGAAGCGGCGCCAGTTGGATGCCTGGAAACAGCCAGGCGACGTGATGGTGCTCGGCTATACCGCCGAAGAGGCCGATCGCCTCGACGACTTTCGCGAGCGCAACCCCGACCGCCCAGTCATCGCGCCGCTGATCGACCTCGGGTTGGGCAAAGAAGACTGCAAGGCACTGATCATCAGGGCTGGCATCGCCCTGCCCATCACCTACCAGATGGGCTACGAGAACGCCAACTGCATCGGCTGCGTGAAAGGCGGCGAAGGCTACTGGCGCGCCATCCGCGCCGACTTCCCCGAGCAGTTCGAGACGCTGTGCCGGGTGCAGGACGAACTTGGCCCTGGCTCATGGTTCCTGCGCTATCGCTCAGGCCCGCGCATTGGCGAGCGCTTCCCCCTGCGCGACCTGCCAGATGGCCCCATCCGCCGCAATGAAGCAATCCCGGCCTGCAGCTTCTTCTGCGAAATGGCCGAGGCCGACATTAACCAAAAGGAATCCGCCGAATGATCACCCAGACCCTGCACCACTTTCATTTCTGCTGCGGCCTGGGCGGCGGCGCCAAGGGTTTCAACCGGGCCCGCCCGGTAGTCGGAAACGTACAGGCCCGCTGGGAATGCCTGGGCGGCATCGACGTTGACCCGGCCGGTCTGCGCGACTTCGAGCAGCTGGCCGGCGTTCCCGGCACCCTGATGGACCTGTTCACCCGCGATCAGTACACCCGCTTTCACGGTGCCGAACCGCCTGCAGGTTGGCGCGAGGCCTCGGCCGACGACGTGCGCCGCGCTGCGCAGAACAAGCGGCCCGATGCCGTGTTCATCAGCAGCCCCTGCAAGGGCGCCAGCGGTCTGCTCTCCGAGAAAATGAGCCAGACCCCGAAGTACCAGGCCCTGAACGAGCTCACCTTGCGCTGCATCTGGCTCATGGGTGAGGCCTGGAAGGACGACCCGGTGCCGCTGATCGTCTTCGAGAACGTGCCGCGCCTGGCCACCCGTGGCCGGCACCTGCTCGACCAGATCAACAGCCTGCTCAGCTACTACGGCTACGCCGTGGCGGAAACCACCCACGACTGTGGCGAGCTCGGCGGCCTGGCCCAGTCCCGCAAGCGCTTCCTGCTGGTGGCGCGCCACGTCGAGAAGGTGCCGCCCTTCCTGTACGAACCGGAGAAGAAGAGCCTGCGCGCAGTCGGCGATATCCTCGGCCGCATGCCGCTGCCAGGCGATATCGAAGCCGCCGGCCCGATGCACCGCGTGCCGTCGCTGCAATGGCAGACCTGGGTGCGCCTCGCCCTGGTGCGTGCCGGCAGCGACTGGCGCAGCCTCAATGAGCTGGCGATCGAGGATGGACGCCTGCGCGACCTGATCATCGTGCCGGAGTATCACGGCGGCGTACTCGGCGTCAGCAAATGGGACGAGCCGTGCGGCGTGATCGCCGGCGCGAGCCGCCCCATGAACGGTAAATTCTCGGTCGCCGATCCCCGGTACCGCCAGGCCGCCAACTGGAATCACGGCCAGCAGTTCGGCGTCATCCGCTGGGACGACTCGTCGCCGACCATCCCCGGGCAGACCATGCCAGGCCAGGGCACCTTCAGCGTTGCCGATCCTCGGTACCACAACTGGCACAAGGGCGCGAGCAGCCGAAAACTTCACGTCGGCAAGTGGGAAGCCCACACCGGCACCGTGACCGGTTCGCAGCAGGTTGCCAGCGGCGCCCTGTCGATCGCCGACCCGCGCCCGAACTGGAACCGCCACAGCGGCAACTACCGCGTAGTGCCGTTCGACAAGCCGGCCGGCACCATCATCGCCGGCGGCAAGGGTGTGCAGGGCGGCCAGCAGTCCGTGGCAGATCCTCGCATCCTGCACCGGGGCAAGGGCGACAACTACCTGACCGGTGGCCACTACGGGGTTATCCCGTTCGACCAGAACTGCGGCGCGATCGCCGCCAGCTCGCGCTACGACAGCGGGCGCTTCAGCGTCGCGGACCCGCGCATCCCGGCAGCCAATGACCGGCTGACCTGCATCATCCGCAGCGTCGACGGCACCTGGCACCGCCCCTTCACCACCTTGGAGAAAGCAGCGCTGCAGAGCCTGGTCGATCCGGAAGAACAGCTGATCCTCGACGGCCTGAGCGACAAGGACTGGAGCGAGCGCATCGGCAATGCCGTGCCACCGGCAGCTGCTGAAGCGATCGCCCACGTCATGGGCACCACCCTGCTGCTGGCCGCCCAAGGCGAGACCTTCATGCTCAGCAGCATGCCCATCTGGGTGCGGCCGGTGGCGGTCGGGCTGAGCCTGGCCGAGGTCCAGCACTCATGAGCCTAGCTGTCCGCGCCCCGGTATCGCTCCGTGGTCATCAGCGTCTGCAGCATATGCAGCGCTACCAAGTGGCCGCCGCCATTCGTGCGCCAGGCTTCATGCGTGGCCTTGTACAGCCCGTCGATCTCGGCCATCAAGCGGCGATAGCGCTCGACCTCGAGCACCAGCCGGCGCATCTCCGGATGCTCACCCCATATCCGGCGCAGCTCTCCCTGCGTCACCGGGCGAAAGTCAGGTAGTTGGTAAGGCATGGCGCAATACTGGATATAAAAACAGTATTCTTCCACGCCCAGCGCCAGCCGTCACCGTCGCCCGATGCGCGGGCACCCAGCCCCAACCCTTCTCAGGCCCATACCAATGAACGCCCCAACCTACTGCCGCACCACCGGCAAGCGCGTAGGCACCTGCGCGTGCCTGCGCTGCAACCCACCCAAGGAGCCAGCGCCATGCAAATCACCCTGAACGCCTGGCACAACCCTCAGCGCCAGCAGGTGCCGGTGATCGCCTTCACCGCCGCCACCCCAAGCAGCACCATCAGCGGCAACTTCACTGCCGCCCAGCTGCGCTCGATCGCGCGCCAGCTCATCAACATCGCCAACGACTCCGACCAGGGCGAGCAAGGCCCTGTCACCTACACCGCCGAGGCTTGAACCATGCAGCCACTCATCTACGTGGCCGGCCCATACCGGGCGGCCACTCGGGACGATATCGCCCGCAACATCGACGCCGCCCGCGTGATCGGCATCAGCGCCGCCGCCCTGGGCTGGTTTCCCGTCATCCCTCACGCCAACACCGCCCATATGGAACTCGACCTGCCCGGGCTTGGCGACGAGTTCTGGCTGGCGGGAACCCTGGAAATGATGGAGCGCTGTGACGCCGTGGTGCTGGTCCCTGGCTGGGAGAGCAGCGCCGGTACCCGCGGCGAAATCATCCGCGCCGAAGAGCTGCACCTGCCCATCTTCCGCTCGCTCGACGCCCTGCCCAGCGCCGACGTGTTCCGTGACTGGGCGCGCTGCGCCACCCACCGCACCAGCGCCCTTACCCGCCAGCGCCTGCAACAGGAGCAACAGCCATGATCAAGCGCTACAACGCGCCTCGCGGCACAACGCTGAGCGAGAGCGACAAGGGTGAGTTGGTGATGGCGGTCGACTACGACGCCCTGCACGCAGAGACCGAGGCGCTGCGAGAGTCGCACAACGACGCAAGCCACTACGCTGCACGCAATGAAGAGCTACGCACCGAACTGGAGGCGGCACGGGGATTGCTGCGTGAAATGGACGACTACCTATCGCGGCGCGGCGATGGGGAGGCTATCCACACGGGCAGCAAGTTCCACATGGCTATCGACGCATTCCTCACTGCCACCCAGGAGCCGGAAGCGCAGGCCGAGCAGGGAGAGCGGCAGGAGGCGGTACCAGAGGAAACGCCGCACATCATCGTGTTCGATGACGCAGACCGGCCAAATGAGGTTTTTTCAGGTGCAGGCGCTCGCCCCGCTGCATTGCGTCGTTGGGAGCAGATTTCGGTGTCGTGGAACGCGCACTTGTTCGTTCGCGTCGAGAAGAACAGTCGTGATGACCCGAACCCGTGCGCGAGGCTTGCGACCACCCCAAAGCCCGGTCCGGACGTGCGGGGGCTGGTGGAGGCGCTGGAGCTATGGCTTGCCGACTACGAAGAGGTTGCCGCCAATCCTGATTTTGAGCCTTTTCCGCATGTCGCTGAGCGCGTAGAGAAAACACGAGCAGCGCTCGCCCCCTACCGCCAGGCGCAACGCCAGGCCTGAGCTACCCCATCCCCTTTTCTATCTGCCCACATAGGGCGGGAGGATTTGCTGTGTCCGACCAAAACCAAATTCAACCTGAAGAACTGCAGCGCGACGACTTGGGCCACTGGACTCATTCGGCATGGCCACAAGACGGCGAAGAGAATGCAATCCCGGTCACGTGGTTTGCTGATCAAGGCCTTGAACTGGCAATCACCTACTTCGAGAACGACGCGCCAGACGAAATGACTGAGGCCTACTACGAGAACGGCCAACCTGAGCTTTGCCGCGACTGGCAGCCGAGCAAACCTGAAGGCGACGGCTGGTTCGTGTTCTCTATCCACGAAACGGACGACGGCCCGATCTGCGTATGGGTACGCCACAAGGGGGCAGCATGAACCTGCGCATACTCAAGAAGCTATCGAAGCGCGCCGCTCCCCTGCTCGCCGCGCTTGGCGATGGTCGTGAACAGTTTCCGGCAGAGCGCTGGGAAGATTACACCTCGTCCGCTGGACACGATCGTAAGCATTGGGAGCGCCGCCGCGCGCGCTTCCCGCTGGATAGACGCGGTGACATCCACCTCAAGCCCAGCATGGGAGAGGGCTCCATCGTTCTGACACAGTGCCACATGAACCCATGGAAAGGCACCGTCATGCTCGGCTGGACGGTCGGTTACTACGAACCAGAGTGGGAAGAGGACGATGCATGGACACTGCTTCAGCAGGCCGTTCGAGAGCACTTCACAGATTACCGCGAGTTGCCGGCAGTCATCGAGGACGGGATGGAGTTTCACGACTTCGATATCGTCAATCTGCGCCGCTTCCACAATCCATCGCAAATCCTGAAAGCCACGCATGAGCTGATTGCATTGCGCAGCAAGGAGGCCGCATGAAACTGATCACGCTTGAGAAGTGGGCGGAGGTGATGCCATGTTCATGACACCCGATGAAGTGGCCGAACTGACGGGCTACAAGAAGCCATCAGCCCAGATCAAATGGCTGACAGCCGAGAAGTTCGGCTTCGTGGTGGGCGGTGACGGGCATCCCAAGGTACTGCGCGACGTTGTACTGTCGCGCCTTGGGTCAACCAAGCCATCGAAGAGAGAGCCGCAGTTGAGGCTCATGGGATGAGGGCGCACGCATGCGACCGAGGAAGAAGGATAGGCACCTGCCGGCCTGCATGTATCACAAGCACGGCGCGTACTACCTGGTGCGCAAGGGGAAGTGGGAGAGGCTTGATACGGACTACCAGGCCGCCCTGCTCGCGTATGCGAAGAAAACATCCGGTGCAGTCGCGGGCGGCATGCAAGACCTGATCAACCGCGCCTTTGCGCACCACCGGAAGAACATCAGCGACAACACCGCGCTGCAGTACCAGGCGGCAGCCGAGCGGCTGAAAACCATCTTTGCAGAGTTCGAGCCTCGGCAGGTGCTGCCGAAGCACGTCGCCGCGGTGAAGATGGAACTGGCCAGCACGCCGAACATGTGCAACCGGATCTTGTCCTTCCTGCGGATCGTGTTCAGCTACGCCCTGGAGTGGCAGGAGGTCGACAGTAACCCGTGCATCGGCATCAAGCGCCACCAGGAGGCGCGGCGGGATCGATACATCACCGACGCCGAGTTCGCCGCCCTGCTCGATGCGGCCAGCCCTTACATACGATGCATTCTTGAGATGTGCTACCTGACCGGGCAACGCATTGGCGACGTGATCGCAATCCGCCTGGCCGACATCACCGACGAAGGTGTGGCCTTCACCCAGGAGAAGACTGGCGCCAAGCTCATCGTGGCCATGACGCCAGACCTGCAGGACGTGATCGCTCGAGCAAAGGCGCTGCCACGCAAGATCCGCGCACTGACGCTGTTCTGCTCCCGTACCGGCAAGCCGGTCTCATATGACACCGTGAAAATGGCCTTCCGCGAGCTGCGCAATAAAACCGGTATCGAGACGGTGACCATCCACGACATTCGGGCGAAGTCGCTCACCGACGCCGACAAAGAGGGCAAGAACGCCCAAACCCTTGGCGGCCACACAGACGCACGAATGACAGCACGATACCTGCGCGGCCGGTTGCCGAAGATCGCTCAGGCCCCGACAATGCCCACCAAAGCAAGCTGAGTATTAGACAGAACCCTATATGTCAAAAAGACAGGACCTGCCAAAGCCGCGTGAAATGGACCTTTCGGCACACACCCCAATGATGCAGCAATATTGGAAGCTGAAGAACCAGCACCCGGATCAGCTGATGTTCTATCGCATGGGCGACTTCTACGAGATCTTCTACGAGGATGCGAAGAAGGCCGCCAAGCTGCTGGACATCACCCTGACCGCGCGCGGCCAGTCGGCCGGTCAGTCGATTCCCATGTGCGGCATCCCCTTCCATTCGGTCGAAGGCTACCTGGCCAAACTGGTCAAGCTCGGCGAGTCGGTGGTGATCTGCGAGCAGGTCGGCGACCCGGCCACCAGCAAGGGCCCGGTCGAGCGCCAGGTGGTGCGCATCATCACTCCCGGCACCATCAGCGACGAGGCCCTGCTCGACGAACACCGCGACAACCTGCTGGCCGCCGTGCTGGGTGACGAGCGCCTGTTCGGCCTGGCCGTGCTGGACATCACCAGCGGCCGCTTCAGCGTTCAGGAAATCAGGGGCTGGGAAAACCTGCTGGCCGAACTGGAGCGCCTGAACCCCGCCGAGTTGCTGATCCCCGACGACTGGCCACAGGGCCTCCCGGCCGAAAAGCGCAAGGGCTCTCGACGTCGCGCGCCCTGGGACTTCGACCGCGACAGTGCCTTCAAGAGCCTGTGCCAGCAGTTCGGCACCCAGGACCTGAAAGGCTTCGGCTGCGAAAACCTGACCCTGGCCATCGGCGCCGCCGGCTGCCTGCTGGGCTACGCCAAGGAAACCCAGCGCACCGCCCTGCCCCACCTGCGCAGCCTGCGTCACGAACGCCTGGACGACACGGTGATCCTCGACGGCGCCAGCCGCCGCAACCTGGAGCTGGACATCAACCTCTCCGGCGGACGCGACAACACCCTGCAATCGGTGATGGATCGCTGCCAGACCGCCATGGCCAGCCGCCTGCTGGGGCGCTGGCTGAACCGTCCGCTGCGAGATCGTGCCGTGCTCGAAGCGCGTCAGAACGCCATCGCCTGCCTGCTCGACGGCTACCGTTTCGAGACGCTGCAACCGCAGCTCAAGGAGATCGGCGACCTGGAGCGGATCCTTGCCCGTATCGGCCTGCGCAACGCCCGTCCACGCGACCTCGCCCGCCTGCGTGACGCTCTCGCCGCACTGCCCGAGCTGCAGCAGGCGATGACCCCGCTGGACACGCCGCACCTGCAGCAACTGGCAAACAGCATCGCCACCTACCCCGAGCTGGCCGACCTGCTGGCCCGCGCCATCATCGACAACCCGCCGGCGGTCATCCGTGACGGTGGCGTGCTGAAGACCGGCTACGACGCCGAACTGGACGAACTGCAGGCGATGAGCGAGAACGCCGGCCAGTTCCTCATGGACCTGGAAGCACGCGAGAAGGCCCGCACCGGCCTGGCCAACCTCAAGGTCGGCTACAACCGCGTGCACGGCTACTTCATCGAACTGCCGACCAAGCAGGCGGAGTCGGCCCCCGCCGATTACATTCGCCGGCAGACGCTCAAGGGCGCCGAGCGCTTCATCACCCCGGAGCTGAAGGAGTTCGAGGACAAGGCCCTGTCGGCCAAGAGCCGTGCCCTGGCCCGCGAGAAGATGCTCTATGACGAACTGCTGGAGCGCCTGATCGGCCACCTGGCGCCGCTGCAGGACAGTGCCGCGGCGCTGGCCGAACTGGACGTGCTGAGCAACCTGGGCGAACGCGCGCTGAATCTCGACCTGAACCGCCCGCGCTTCGTCGAAGAACCCTGCATGCGCATTGATCAGGGCCGCCACCCGGTGGTCGAGCAGGTGCTGACCACACCGTTCGTGGCCAACGACCTCGACCTCGACGACAACCGCCGTATGCTGATCATCACCGGCCCGAACATGGGCGGTAAATCCACCTACATGCGCCAGACCGCGCTGATCGTGCTGCTGGCGCACATCGGCAGCTTCGTCCCTGCCGCTGCCTGCGAACTGTCACTGGTCGACCGTATCTTCACCCGCATCGGCTCCAGTGACGACCTCGCCGGCGGGCGCTCGACCTTCATGGTGGAAATGAGCGAAACCGCCAACATCCTGCATAACGCCAGCGAACGCAGCCTGGTGCTGATGGACGAGGTTGGCCGTGGTACCAGCACCTTCGACGGCCTGTCGCTGGCCTGGTCGGCGGCCGAACATCTGGCCCGCCTGCGCGCCTTCACCCTGTTCGCTACCCACTACTTCGAGCTGACCGTGCTTCCGGAAAGCGAGCCGGTGGTGGCCAACGTGCACCTCTCGGCCACCGAGCACAACGAGCGCATCGTCTTCCTCCACCACGTCCAGGCGGGGCCTGCAAGCCAGAGCTACGGCCTGGCCGTGGCACAGCTGGCGGGCGTGCCCGGCAGCGTGATCAGCCGCGCCCGTGAGCACCTGGCGCGCCTGGAAGCCACCAGCCTGCCGCACGATCGACCTCGGCAAGAGCCCGGACAGCCGCAAGCACCGATGCAGAGCGACCTGTTCGCCAGCACGCCGCACCCGCTGCTGGAGCAATTGCATACGATCAATCCGGATGATCTGACTCCGCGTAAAGCATTGGAACTGTTATATACATGGAAGACGCAGATCTAACGCTCAATACAACAAACTGCTAGAATCGCGCGCAATTTTACGACCGCCCGGTTTACAGCCTGAGCCGCGGCCCCTGACAGAGCGCCTGAGAGCCCTTCACAGAAAGGGCCCAGGCCGCCGCCCGAGGAGAGAATCAGACATGACCTTCGTCGTCACCGACAACTGCATCAAGTGCAAATACACCGACTGCGTGGAAGTCTGCCCGGTGGACTGCTTCTACGAGGGCCCGAACTTTCTGGTCATCCATCCTGACGAGTGCATCGACTGCGCCCTGTGCGAGCCGGAGTGCCCCGCCCAGGCCATCTTCTCGGAAGACGAGGTGCCGGAAGATCAGCAGGAGTTCATCGAGCTGAACGCCGACCTGGCTGAAGTCTGGCCGAACATCACCGAGAAGAAAGACGCCCTGGCCGACGCCGAAGAGTGGGATGGCGTGAAGGACAAGCTGCAGCACCTGGAGCGCTAAGCCGCTGCAGAACGCAAAGACCCGCCAAGTGCGGGTCTTTTGCATTATGGGATAGCCTCGCTCGGAACAGTCGGCGCACCGCGGTGCAAGTTGCCGACGCCACGCCTGACGTGGCGGGTGCCCCTTGCGGATTGCGGGCAGGAATGGCGGGCAAAAAAAAGGTTCATCGCGTTTTCCCGGGGAAGGCGGCCTTGAT